TACATTACATGAATATCGAGCTACGTAGGTTGCGTAGCTCATATTTTAAAAAATATCTTGAAAACTATCAACGAGCTCTGTCAAGCCGTGACGTTGAAAAATACGTAGACGGTGAGGCAGATGTTGTTGACTACGAGAAGATCATTAATGAGTTTGCATTATTGCGTAACAAATGGCTAGGCGTATTAAAAGGACTAGATCAAAAGCAATGGCAAATTACTAATGTAGTTAAACTTAGAGTTGCAGGGATGGAAGATGCCAGTCTCTAATGAGCCGTTAATAGTTGGGATTGAAGGTAGCTTTGATACAACTAGTTTCCATGGTCATAATAAAGACTTTATTCCAGACTTACCAAATTTTAAATTAGTTAAAAATTTAAATGATCCGTTAGTACAGAGTGCTGACGGATTCATGCAAACTAACATATATAAAACTCGTCTAATAGGATACAAAGATCAATTTGATTTTATTAAAGAATCAGGCAAGCCATTTTTAGTTTACGAAAGCCCTGTATTCAGATCCGGAACAACAGCAGTACAAGATTTAAATCCATTATACATGCAACGTGTAGGATGGAATCATTTTATGCGACAGGGAATATTTTGTAACGAAAACAGCCCTCCTGATAGATTTGAAAAAATTAAAAAAGATCAAAATATAAAAATACTGCCGTGGGAAGCAAAAGGTGATTACATTTTATTCATCTTGCAAAAGCCTAATGACAGTAGTTTAGAACAAGTTCATAAAGTTTGGGGAGACGACTCTATTGGATATTCGGATTATGTAATTAGTTGCTTAACACATATACGTATGCATACTGATAAGCCTATAGTTCTTAGAGGACATCCAAAAGCAAGAAAAAGTAGAACAACAGCAGAAGGTATTGCAAATAGTAATGTTATTCCTAATGTAACACACACTGTTAATTACGAAACAAATACAATAGCAAATGGCGGCAAGGGATTGCAAAAAGATCTTGAGAATGCTTGGGCAGTTGTTGGCACAACTAGTAATACCCTTATTGAAAGTGCGTGTTTAGGTATTCCTACATTTGTATTAGACGACACTGCAATGGCTTGGCCAGTTAGTCAACCAAATCTATCATACATTGACAATCCAAAATTAGATATACCTCGTGAACAATGGTTATATGATTTAGCATATACGCAATACTACTATCACGAACATACATCAGGCTTTGCGTGGAATAGACTCAAACCTTATTACTTTTCTTAAAAGCCTTTAATTGCCGCTAGTATGGTTTTGCCACATAAGTATTAACGTAAATCACGTAATACAATAGGAGAAAAAATGCATTCAGAGAAATATTTAAAAGAATTGCAACGATTGCATAGTAAGAAATCATTTGGTACTGCAAAAAATATTCCACGCGGTGTACAAGACATAATTTCTAAAGAGTCTCTTACTTCGGTTTTGGATTTTGGATGCGGTAAAGGTAAGCCCTTTACACAACTTCAAGATGCAATAACTGTTCACAATTACGATCCAGTTACATCTCCAATTCCTCTTCCTAACGATGCTGATCTAGTTTATAGTAGTGATGTATTAGAACATATTGAAGTAGACCAACTAGATCAAGTTATTGATAAGTTATATAATATAGCTTCAAAATATCAATATCATTTAATTGCTTGTCATCCTGCAAAGAAAAGACTCAGCGATGGTAGAAATGCACACTTAATTATAGAGAAACCTGAGTGGTGGAAAGCTATTCTTGAAAAGAAAAATAAAGAGTTAGGTTGGGAAATGATTAGCGAAGAAAGCACAGATCGTATGGTAAGTCTAAAAAAAGGCCCAGATATTCGTGTTATTAAATACATTGTCTATATGAAGAAAATATAATATGAAACAAGTTTATAATTACTGGATGCCTGATAGTGACAATCACTTTCATAGGATGATTACTAAGCGAATTAAAAATGGCGGCCCAGCTGAGTACCAAGATGATGTTAGGGACGAAGCATACAAGTATGTAACTGATTTTAATTTAGCAATTGATGTTGGTGCAAATGTAGGATTATGGGCAAAACCTTTAAGTCAACATTTTAAACAAGTAATAGCATACGAACCAATGTCACAAGTATACGAATGCCTACATTTAAATATCAAAGATTTACCTGTACAAGTTAATGAATATGCACTTGGCAACGTTAATAGTACAGTTCAAATGACGTACGATAGTGATAACACAGGCAACAGTTTTATCAGCGAAGTCGGTGTTGGAAACATTGAAGTTAAGCGTATGGACGATTTAGATCTTCCTAAGTTTGGATTATTAAAGATAGATTGCGAGCGTCATGAATTAGAAGTATTACAAGGAGCAACTGAAACAATTTTAAAGTACAAGCCTATTGTAGTATGTGAACAACATCCTGATACTGAAGAATGTGCAGGAAAATATTTAAAATCTTTAGGAGCAAAGGAACTAACAAACGTTCGGAAAGATTATATATTTGGATGGTAACATGAGTAAAAAAGTTGTATTAGTAACTGGCGGGTTTGATCCGCTACACAGCGGACACATAGCATATTTCAAAGCAGCTAAAACATTAGGCAACAAACTTATAGTTGGTCTTAATTCAGATGAGTGGCTTGAGCGTAAAAAAGGTCGAGCCTTTATGCCGTGGAATGAACGCCTTTGTATAATTAATAACCTATCAGTAGTAGACGAAGTGTTTACCTTTATGGACGATGATGATACTGCTATAAATTTTATAAAACAAGTTAAAGCACACTATCCTACAGACGAGTTAATATTTGCTAACGGCGGCGACAGAACAGCAGACAACATTCCAGAAATGGTAGTTGATGGTGTTGAGTTTATATTTGGTGTTGGAGGCGAAGATAAGAAAAACTCTAGTAGTTGGATATTAGACGACTGGAAAGCACCAAAGACAGTTCGTCCTTGGGGATTTTATAGAGTACTCGATACCGGACCAGGTTGGGCAGTGAAGGAACTTACTATTATGCCTGGCAAGTCGTTATCAGATCAAAGACATACACACCGGTCAGAGCACTGGCATGTTGTGCAAGGCGAAGTAACAATTGACACTGAGTGGAAAGAACGTAAAGAAACAATTAATATTGGACCAAAAAATAGCTATGACATTAGTCAACTAGTATGGCATAGACCATACAATAACAGTACTTCACCAGTTAAAATTATTGAAACTTGGTTCGGAACAATATTATCGGAGAGCGACATTGAACGAAGAACTTGAACCTTTAAAGATTTTTATAGGATGGGACAGCAGAGAAGACATTGCTTATCAAGTATGTAAACAAAGCATCCTTGACACTGCAACAGTTCCTGTTGAAATCATTCCGTTGAAGTTAGATGAATTACGAAAACAACAATTGTATACTCGAGAGGAAGATGTATTAGGTAGTACTGAATTTACCTTCAGTCGATTTATGGTTCCGTATCTTACAGAATATAAAGGTTGGGCATTGTTTATTGATTGTGACTTTATCTTTAAACAAGACGTTGCACATTTATTTGAAAATAAAAACGACAAGTATGCAGTAATGTGTGCTCATCACGACTATACTCCTAAAGAAGGATCAAAAATGGATGGACAAGCACAGTTGTCGTATCCAAGAAAAAATTGGTCAAGTATGGTTCTTTGGAACTGCGAACATCCTAGTAATAAAAAAGTAGACTTACGATTAATTAATGATAAAACAACAAGTGGTGCATTCCTTCATAGATTTTCTTGGTTAGCCGATAAAGAGGTAGGAGCAATAACCCATCAATGGAATTGGTTAGTAGGTTGGTATAAAGAACCTCAAGATGGCACTCCGTGGGCATTGCACTATACTGAAGGCGGCCCTTGGTTTGAAGGATTTGAAGATTGTGAATATGCATTAGATTGGGTAAGATCAAAAGCAAATTATTATCAAGCTCAGATAAGTAAATTCTATGAAAGAGATAAGCGAGCAGCATTAAGAAAAGTAGACATTGACGACTTAACAGTAAGTGAACATGCTAAGACGTTACTACACTTAACGTTGAAAGAA